ATTTCACCGCATAGTACAGACGTTTGAACTCTTCCTCGCGCTCTATCTCTCGCGCATAAGGATCGTATGCCGCCAGCGGCGCGCCTTGCGCCAAGATCTTGTCGATTGTTTGAGCACTCGGAATGAGTCTCAGATATTTATAAGTCGGATTCATTTCAGTCGCCTCAAAAGTCTGGGTCTGATTGCATCATAACCCAGAACGGTTCACTTCCAGCGTTTTCATCTATCACAAAATCCCGCGACGTTCAAGAAAAAAGCTACAGCTCGCGATCAATAATATCAACAGCGAGCGCTTGCAAAACCTTCGGCGGGTAAATTTCAGATCCATTGTAGCAAACGAGTGCACGACGAACCTGATCCCGTCGCGCCGACTTTTGATGCCTCAGCATGCAATCCGATAGTATTTTAGAGCCTAAATCTATATTTACTTCGGGATCGTAGAGTGCCGCATAATTCGTGCTGGGCATGTGCTTTTGCAGGTGCCAAGCCATCACTTGCATGAGTCCAATACTCGATGCCCATTTCCTACGCTGGGCCGGATCTCTCGTCCAAGTTATCCGCGCGACATGATGCGGCTCGAATCGGATCGCGTGTGGATCTCCACCGCTCTCCACTTCGATGATTGCTCTGATTAACAGCGCGGGAACTTTATGCTTTTTCGACGCTTCAAATATAATAGTGTCGATGGACTTAACCGGAGGCACCACATACCGCACTACCACGACCGGCTTTAAAAAATCCTCCGTCAATTTCGGCCCAAAAGCGAAGATGCTAGTAGTGACTGCGAGAAAAGAAACTGCTAATTTTGCTATGATCATGTTCGTAACCTGTTTTTTTACGTTGATGTTCAGACCCGGATCGGAAAGCGTTCACCTTCCGAGCCGGGCATTTTGCGTGACTTTACAACCTACTCATTATCTGCTTTTCCTCCTTTCTTGGGCATTAGTCCCAGCACTTTCTTGAGAGTGTTTTCAATCCAGCGGTTTCGGGGCAGAGCGCTTTCTCGCGCTACCTTAGTCGCCGCGTTCAAGGTTTCGGCATCTAATTTGAGAGAAATTGGAATTTTTGGCATTACGTCAGCCTTGCTTCTCGTTTTTTGCTGCTAAAACATAGTAAGACTTTCCCAATCGGTCTAGGAAAGGGCCATCAATTACGTGAGTCTCGCTCACGTAAATCGCGACCGCTTCGTCGTCGACCCTCTCTTTTTTTGCAGTGACTGAGTAATACGGTCCGCTCATCAGATCCAGGAAAGGGCCATCAATTTCATGATTTTCGTTCACGTAAATCCGGGCGACTTCGCCGTTCTCGTCAAGTGGGAATTTTCTCTTGTTAGTCATGTTCGTTTTCCTTTTTTGTTGTTGAAAGTAGCCGGGTATTCCCCGGCGGTTATGCGGTTACTTCTGCTTTTCGTCATCCCTTCTCGCTAACTCCCGAAGCCAGTCTTCTAATCCGACTAAATAGATGTTTAAATCTTCAGCTTCTTGCTCGAGGTCTAGCTCAGTTTGAGGATCGCGCGGATCTCGACCATGAAGGCAGTCAATATTCTCAAGATGATCGCAAGCCTGCCAGACCTCGACCTGATGATTTCTTAAACAATCGTCAAGATATTCTTGCAGCAATTCAGTGGTCCTAATTATTCTCGGACTCGGGTTCTCGATATACTCGCGTAGTTGCTCGACTAATTTTCGGAATTTTTCGTCAGTTTCCAGTTCATCGAAACCGGTATTAGCTGTCTCGGGGCTCACCGAAAGCCGGACTTTTAGCCCCGCGGCAATATCCGTGTCGCTTTGCCTATCAAAATAGTAGCCGACCTCAATAGAGTCCGCATCAATATCGAGGCAACCGGGTTGGGGCTGTAATTCTCCCGGAAATTGCTTGAACGCTGGTAGCCAACTGTCATTGCTCCAGATGTTTAGTTTTGTTGTCGTTGTCATGTTCGTTCTCCTTTTGTTGTTTAAAGAGCCGAGGAATTACCCCCGGCGGTTATTTGGTTATTCTGTTCGTTCCCAGATCAAACGACCCACTTGAGTAACTGATGCCGGGCTATTCCAGTCGCAACAATTATCGGCCTCATCATCATCCGCGATAATATCCCAGTAAATCGCTACGCTTTCGCTGTTATCTAGTTTCGCGGATTGATAATACGATTTGCCATCGGCAGTGATCGATGCGGTGCCGAGTAGCTCCAGATTGCCGAGTTGCGCGATTGTCAGGATTTTGTTTTCGATTTTGTTATTCATTTTGATTCCTTCCAATTAATTACTGTATATTCTCAGTATATACTATTAGAGATAGAGCGCAAGCAAAAAGTTGCAAGAAAGTGAACAAAAAAGCGAGTTAAAGTAAAAGCCTTGAGACACTAGACAGTTATGAGCGATTGTTTTAAGCTCGGTATGCCCTTGAGGAACTACTGGGTTTAGTCGCCTCGGGTTCACTTCCAGCTCAAGGGCAATTTTCAAACCTGAGGCAATATCATGCGCTCCTTTCTTTTCGCCTTATTCCTACTCAGTCCTATATCCGCTCTCGCTATCTGCGATCTGAGCCTACCGCAACCGCAACCGGATTGCTTCCCATCAAATCCTGCGCCGCCGAATAACCCCAATCAAGGCGATTCTGCGGCTCCAGATCCGGGCTCAGCTTGTCCCGCGCCGACGATAGATCAAACTGCGACGGTCCCTTATCCGTACTCGTTTTCTTGCTCTAATCAGCTCTCGCTCGCACAAGCTGATTTTCGCAGTTGTCTCGCAGTTGTGAACCTTTTTGACCGGGAACTTCAAGTCTGTCACAAACAGCTGCAAAAAAGGCGGCGACGCTAACAGCGACGCAATGCGCCGACACGACAATCAACAGCGGGGAAACTTCTCCGCCGCGAACTATCCCCGAACATGTTTTAATTATCGCGATAATCGAAAAAGCACTTAACGATTGCAGGCATGGCCGATCTCACGATCTCTATCGCACCGATGCAGCTTGGTGGTTCCTAGATCGCAAGCTGAAAGTCGGGAAATACGGATTCACATTTCTCGCTTGTGCGGAATACCTTTCGTGGGGGTTTCGCGAAGTTCAGGGTTGTCGCGATATCGCAAAAAACGCAATCAAATTTGAGGAAAATCGGCAATTGGAAAAGAAGCGCATAGCTCAAATGGGACTACCTTTTGAAAAATAATAACGACACGACAATGGCAATCAGCGAAGAGTTCCTAGATTCAATCATCCCGTACGAGTTTAACAACCGGAAACACTCAGAGTTGCAGGTGAATCGCATAGCGAACTCAATCGCCGAGTTCGGATTCAACCAGCCGATAGTTGTCGATGAAGCAAACATCGTTCTCGTCGGCCATGGTCGGCTTCTCGCTGCAAGAAAGTTAGGACTTACAAAAGCTCCCACCTATCAGATATTGGGATTGAGCGAGGTTAAGAAAAAAGCCTACAGAATCCTCGACAACAAACTGCAAAACGATAGCACTTGGGATTTTAACAATCTCGAACTAGAACTGGGATTCCTTGAAGATAACGGGCTGGACTTTGAGACGTGGGGCCTAGAGGATTTAAGGAAGCTCTTTCCAATCTCAGAACCCGAAACGCTCGAAGACGATGAGCCTAATAATGAGCTATCGAGTGAGGCGTATATCAAACGCGGCGACATCATTGAACTCGGTCGGCATCGGGTCATGTGCGGCGATAGCACAAGCGAGAAAGACGTCGCGGAACTAATGAACGAACAACAATCCGAGCTATTGTTCACCTCGCCGCCCTACGGCGATGTGCGGACATACGACTCCGACAAACTCAATTTGAACACGGCGCACTTAGCGCAAGTTATCCCGATCTGGTCAGTCGCCACTGAGTTCTTAGCCATCAATCTTGGGATACTAATGAAAGAGGGCGAGGTAACGCCCTACTGGAACGATTATCTAGTAGCAGCGAAAGATCGCGGATTAAAACTACTCGCTTGGAACGTCTGGGATAAAGTTAACTGTGGAACCATAGCAGCATCCACCGCGATGTTTGGATTGCGGCATGAATGGATCTTTGTTTTCGGCAGTGAGCGGCGAAGATTGCGACGATTTGTTCCGAATAAAAAACCATCACTCGGGAAAAGCAAGACTACAACAGTCCGAGAAGCAGACGGAAGTATGACACTTCGGCAAAGGGTGCAATACGAAGCACACCAACTATCCTCAGTCCATCAAGTACGGTCTAGCACGTCGGACAATAAAGTGAGCGGACATGTAGCGACGTTTCCAATTGAACTACCCGCGCTATATATAAAATCTTTCAGCGTCGACGGCGATATCATTACAGACTGTTTTCTCGGCTCGGGAACAACGCTCATAGCCGCCGAACAACTTAGTCGCATCTGCTACGGGATGGAACAAAGTCCCACATATTGCCAGAGCATCATCATGCGATATCAGCGCTATTGTGCGAAAAACAGCAAAGAGTTTACATGCAAAATAAACGGCGAAACTTTTGAGCCCATCGATGAAGCGAACAACTAAACAAGTCAAAGCTAAACCGCCAAAAGTACGGGCAATCAGTTTGATAGAAGATCCGCGTCAGCGGTTAGCTATTCAGATACTATCGGAGCACGGCTACACCAAGGGCGCTCGACGCAGAACCGGAGCGGGTCCGTTAGCCGCTAGAGCGGCAAAAGTTGATATAACAATAATCTACGAGTGGTTAAAAGAGCCTAACTTTTTGCTAGCACTCGAAGAGCAGAAAGTCATGGAGATCTCGTCTGCGATTCGGGATCTACGCGAGGCATCAAAAAAAGGAAACGTAACGGCGGCGATCTATCGTCTCAAATTACTAGACCCTGAATCATACGATGATCAGATGGTAAGAGATCGAGCGCGGCAAAAGCACGACTTCGAGCTGCAAAAGATAAAAAACGAGGGACTAGAAAAGGCGTTCGAAAAATTAACGCCATTAGCTTTTGCTGAGTTGAGCGAGGATCAGATTGAGCGCATCCGAACCAGAGACTAGCCCTCTTCTTTTGTGGCCGGGCCAGCGCCGACTGCTTGAGGATATCGCGCATCAGAAACACGCAGTCGTTGCAGCGGCTGGGTATGGTAAAACATATTTCGGCGCTCGGTGGTTAGACGCTCGGGTGCGGATGAATCCGCGCTCTAGGCATTTCATGGCCGTCGCTGAGACGGGCGACCTTTTGAGAAACATTATTCTCAAGATGTTTCTCGACTACTATGAGTCTTTAGGGTGGTCGGAAGGTAAGGAGTTTTCAGTCGGAAGAGAGAGATCTGACATGCAGATCCGTTATCCAAACGGAGCGACGATCTTTCTCCGTTCAGCGCAGACGTGGAAAAAACTGGGAACGAGTTACACGCTAGCGGCGTTTTGGGTAGACGAAGCATCAAGGCAACCCGACGGCATACAGCAGGAGCTACGCCGACGGTTGCGCTGCCCAGATGCAAGAGCAGTGCAAGAGCTATACACGGGTTATGGCGAGGGGCTCGGCTGGTACTACCAAGAGTTCGGGAGTCACCGAGTAACACGCGAGGGCCGACATTCGCTAGGCACAGATCGCCTAGTGCTGCACGGGCGAACCAAGGACAACCCACTGCTTCCGCTCGCGTATCTGAAAACTCTAGAAGAGGACTACGCGCATGATCGTAACGCTTACAGCATTTACGTGCTGGGAGAGTTTGCGGCGCTACTTGAAAATGGAGCTTTTGAATTTAGCAGCGCAAACCTCGACGAAACGAAGGCCGAAGTCGGCGCACCGCTTTTTTTAACTTGGGATTTTAACATTGGACAAGTGAGTTGGGGCGCATTGCAAGTGAAAGGAGTAACCGCGCACTTGGTCGATGAAAACCCTCGCCGATGTCGCGACACAGATCAGGCTTGCGATCAATTTATTGCTCAGTTCCCGCCGGATGTTTGGCGCGGCAATTCGATTTTAACAGTCGGGGACGCGAGCGGATTCGGGACTCATACCTCTTCGACATCTTGCGATTACGACATCATCAAGGACCGTCTACGACCGCTCTATCCTAGATTCGAGCTACTCGCGAAGCGATTTAATCCATCAGTTGCGCCAAGCATTGTGGCAACTAATCGGTTATTCGTGAAACGTCTGTTATACTTTAGTAAAAGCTGTTCCAAACATATCGAATCGGCGCAGACAACGCGATACGACGGAGCAGGTAAAATCGAGAAACCTTCCGGGGATGCGTGGACGCATCCCATGGATGATATCCGTTATTTTGTAGAGCACTGGTCCCCAGTGAAATCACGAGACAGTTGGAGCAGCAGATAATGGCAGAGCGACAAGAAGAGTTACCAGTACACCCCGATTACAAACACAATCTGTCGCGATATAATCGCGTGACTGATTTTCTCGACGGCTCGAAAGAGGCAGTCGTTAACAATACTTATTTGTGGAAACACGAAACGGAGGACGACACTAGGGATGGGGTAGCAGCATGGAGTGCGCGGTTACTTCGCACGTATAACGAGAATATCGTCGCGCCGTTCGCTGATATACATCTCGCGCATTTAAGCCAGACGATAACGTCTAAGGCGTTGGACACTGGACCACTCGCCGAGATCGCGAAAGATATTACAGGCATGGGTTGGGATTTAAAAACATTTACTCGCGAGCTTCTTTGGTACTATCTCGCGCATGGAAAAGTCTGCGTCCTAACCGATAATGCTCAGGATGTCGGCTTATCGCTCGCGGAAGCAGCGGCTCAAGGGGTGCAGAGTTTCTCGATTATATATCCAGCCACTCATATCCTCTATTGGGAGTATTTTCGGCGCGGAGCGAGAAAAGGAAAGTTAAAAGATATAATCTTGCTGGAAGAGGCGACGATCGAAGATGGTAAAATCGTTAAGCGAGCGATCCGTTATCGTTTCGCCGATGGCGATCATTACATCGTTCAGCATCTCATCCTCGAAGACGATCCAGACACGAAAGAGAATAAGCATTATAAACGCGAGTCCGGCCATGGGATGGATCACCGGAAAGCGCGAATCGAGTCAGAGGTGCTAGGCTCTCTAGAGAATATCCCGGCGCTGATTTGGGGATGCGGCTTAGAGGATTCACTGCTCAGGCAAAACGTAGAATATAATCATGCGGCGCTTAATCTTCAGTCCGTCATAACTGAAACGATTTACAATCAGTGCTTTAGGATTACGGTTTTAGTTGGCGACGTACCGAAGGACCAGCTAATCAAAACGGCAAGCGGAAGAATCTGGGCGTTCGAGGGGCAAAACTTAACAGTTGAGCAGATTGATCCGATTGAGCCGGTTGCGGCGATGAAAGAAGTCGTTAACCTTAAAATCGCCAACTTCAAACATGGACTTATGCTGAACTCCCAACTGCTTGATGATACAAGATCGGTGCAGTCGGCAGAATCGAAAGCGTTCGACTCGAAGAGCCGAGTTGCTGAGTATAATCGCATTGCTGATCAGCTAGAGAAAGTGCTGACGCAGATGTTGGCGAGTCATGCCGAGTTCGAGGGCGTGTCTCTTGAGATCGCGGTTGATATTGCGCGGGACTTCAACTTGACCGATCCAGCAGCCGACGCGATTCTCCGCTCGCAGATCGTAGCTATCGCGAGGGAGCAGGGCGTTAACGAGGTGCAAAAGGAAGTGCTCCGAAGTCTTGTTCTTGCGATGCCGTTGGTACCGAAAGCCGATCAAACAGAAGACGAACGCAGGAGCGAGTTGCTGGCGCTGATTGACGCGGCAGTATCTCCGAACAAGCCGGGGCTCGGGGTGTTTGATCCGTTCGCGAATCGTAGAGACTCAACGCTAACCCAGTAACTATGAAAGCGGTTTTAACGCCAACGGAATTACGCAGAGCAATCGAGCGCGAAGCTCGACAGATGCAGCGGCATCAAAAGCTGATGGGTATTCAAGTAGGTCTGTTGTATCGCAATTTCTCAAAGGAACTAAAGTCGTTTCTGCGTGACCCGAAAAATTATGATAACCGGTCAGCGTTGAACCTCGCGGCGTCGATTAAAATCATTGATCGTCTGGGTGATTTACTCGACGACGCTGGACTCTCGGATCTCAAGCGACAGCAACGGCTAGCGTATGGTGCGCTAGCGGATTCGGCGCTAGATTATTTTGATCTCTTAGGGCTGGATCTAAAATATTCGGACATTGGGCAGGAGGTGCTCGATGCTTACGTGAGGTTTAATGAGGGGCAGCTAGATAGGCTTTTGGATCAGCGATTAGTTGCGCCAGCTCAGCAGGTGCTGTTCCAATCCGCTTTAGGTAATCAGCCGACGCCGGACGCGATAGCGGCAGTTCTTGGTATGGTCGACGGGCTTAGTCCCGCCGCAGTTGAGAATGGAATTAACTTTGCACTAGAGGCCTTCCAGCGGCAGGTAACGGTAGAAACCGGTGACGCGCTAGGGTTAGATGTTTATTTCTACGATGGGCCTAACGATGCGATAACCTCAGATCAATGTCGGGAAATGCTAGAGATCGATATTCATGGCGCGCCGGGTTTTTTGTACAAGGATGAAATTACAACAGAGCTGCACGAGGATCTTGTTTATCCTCCACTACAGGCCGGAGGCCATCCCAATTGCAGGCACAAGTGGATTCCCGTGACTTTGGAATACGCGATATCTGAGGGGTTCGAGCCGTGATTAAGATGATCGTGCCCTCTAATTTTAGGTTGAACCAGCTAGCGATTAAGAAACTAGACTTCCCGAAGTTGGCGCGGACACTCTTGCAAGATACTCAAGCAATTATTTTGCGCGGACTTTCAAAAGGAAGCGGCCCAAACGGTTCGCTCCGCATGTACTCCGATAGTTACCAGAAGGCTATCGCGGCGGGATGGATAGCCGGGAAAGTGGACGCTAACACAGTTAACTTGCGAGCGACTGGTCAAATGTTGAACTCGATGCAGAACCGGGAGACGCAAAAGGGAGCAGAACTTTAT